AATTACAACTTTCGGGTTGGGGGCATAAATATGGTTGCAGCATCGAATGTGCAAAATGCGCTAAGAAAAATTGATGTAAAAGTTAAGGGGTATGATGCAGCTAATGACTTACTGAAAGTATCAAGCATCCAAAAGCGTATGCGTGACGACTTTCTATTAGCTGGCGGCTTAGATGCGAGCAAGTGGGATTTGTCGCTTGGCGCAGGCATGACGCTTAGTGCAACCAATGGCCTTGTTATCACCTCTGGTACGACTGTTAACTCGGTAACTACGGTCACATCAAAAGACGTCTTCACGATCCCAATGCGCTTGTCTGTTGGTGTTACGCTGTCTCAGCGCATTGTTGGTCAGACTTTTTTAGTTGAGTTAGTTTCCGTTGACCCAGAGACCTTGCAGCCCGACGGTAAAAGCACTGCTGCATGGAAATTCGACGCAACAACATCGAACTCTAACCAATATCGCGTGGGTAATAGCGGCCAAATTGCTGACAGCGGTTACAGTTCCACAACAACCACTGGCGGTGGCGGTTATTTCGAAATTGAGCCGTTTACAGACGAATGTTGGTTCCACTCCAATGCGATCGATTCAACTTCCGCACGCGCTGTAAGTTTCCGCCGCAACATGAAATGTCCTGATCCTAATGCGCTCTACAAAATACGTATTCGCGTGGTTAATGGCACCCCAGCATCAAGCACAACTCTCACTGTGCCTTTTGTTGTGATTGATGACTACGCAGAAGTGATGGCTGAAATCAGCGCGGGGCGTGGTCAGGGTTCTACTGGTCAAAGCATGGGTGTTCAGGTTAACAACACACCAACGGTTAACATTTCTGTCGGTCAGCTTGTATCTCCTAGCCCGTCGGTTGGTGTTGGTTCATACGCATCAAAGGGTCAGTTAATTTCCGCTGCGACTACAAACTCAACATTGATTAAATCTTCCGCTGCGAACATCAGTAAAATCACGGCTGAAAACCTGTCTGCATCCATTCGTTACTTGAAGCTGTACGACAAAGCCACGGCTCCGACCGTTGGCACCGATTCTCCTTTTCACACATATGTTTTACCTGCAAATTCGCAGCGCACGTTTGATTTCCCATTAGGTCTGCGAACAACTTCTGGTTTCGGACTGGGCATAACTGGAGCCTTAGCAGTGACAGACACAACGGCAATTGGTGCAGCAGAGGTGGTAATTAACTATGACTATAACTAAAGCCAGTTTTAAACAAGATTTGGTTGATGACGGAACGATTTATTATCGGTTGTCTAAAGCGATTGGGGGTGAACTCGGCGATGTGACGGCTATTGTTGAGATTGACGGAGCTAAATGTTACACCGTACTGTTTGCGGTTTACGGCAGTGAAACAAACGGGATACCCGAATCATATCTGAATATCTCAGAGAGTGATGATCTACTGGGTTAACTATTTGGCGTAGGTACATCTGTGTTTGAGCATTGATTGCGTTGCTCAAACACAAATTTTAGAACTAAGTTAAGATGATTAATGAATGTCAGAACTCAACCTACTCATTGACAGCCTGAACGGCATCATCCAAAGCGCATCACCCAGCGCCAGAAAATCATTAGCCAAAGAAATTGCCACCAAGGTAAGAACTAGCCAAGCCGCTCGCATCAAAGACAACAAAAATCCAGATGGCAGTGCATACGCAGAGCGAAAACCGCAGAAACTACGCGCTAACAAAGGCGCTATTCGTCGGCGTATGTTTCAAAAACTCATCCGGGCTAAATGGTTAAAAGCGAAAACAAATGCCACCGAAGCCAGCATTGAATTTATTGGTAGGGCTGGGCGCATTGCTCGTGTTAGCCAATATGGTTTACGTGACAAAGTGAATAAGCGCGGGTTAGAAGTGCAATATCAACAGCGCGAATTGCTGGGTCTGACCGAAGCAGAGATCAGCCAGATCGAAGATATCGTGATCAGCAGCATGACAAAGTGGTGACGTTGTAACAAGCATCACCACAACAGCAAAAACTAGCCTAATAAAACCAGCACACCAATCATTGGCGCATGAACGAAGACCTGATCGATTTACTGCGCCGTCTTGAAAATATGATCCGCATTGGAACCATTATTGATGTGGATCTATCGGGTGAAATCCCACTCTACCGAGTTGAGACAGGCGAACTTGAAACTGACTGGATAGCCGCAACTACCCAGCGGGCTGGCACAGCCAAAAAATCACATCCCTATACCATCAGTGAGCAAGTTGTACTAATGGCGCCATCGGGTGATATGGGGGCAGCAATGATTTCCCATGCACTGAACAGTGATGCTAATCCTTCGCCAGATAACCATCAGACCCGAGATAGAACTACTTATCCAGATGGTGCCGTCATTGAATACAACCCAGAGTCAGGGGAATTAAAAGCCGCCGGGATTAAAACAGCGACTATTCAAGCCAGTGTATTGGTAACGATTGACAGCCCAGAATCAAAATTCACCGGAAATGTGGAAATAGACGGTAATGCGTTGGTGAAACAAGTGCTGACCTATAAAGGTGGGCTTACCAATGGTGATTCAGGTGCTAGCACAACGATTAAAGGGAATATTGACCATAGTGATGGCGATTTAAGAAGCAACGGAATTGTAGTGCATAGTCACCATCATAGCGGTGTAGAAGCAGGTTCTGCTGAATCAGGAGATCCGGTATGACTTGGTCAGGCATGAACAAATCAGATGGTTCAACGATCAGTGACATTGACCATATTCGTCAATCAATCACGGATATTCTGACCACGCCAGTGGGTTCGCGCGTTATGCGCCGTCTTTATGGCTCAGATATTTTCGTTTTATTGGATTCACCAATGAACGGTGCAACCGTGCTGCGGGTGATGGCGGCAACAGTCATGGCGATCCTGAATTGGGAGCCGAGAGTCAAAGTAACCAACATGAGTATTGATATCACCATGAACGGTGAAATGGTCTTAGATGTCACGTTCGAGCGCCAAGACGGGGCAAGAACTAAAGATAGCGTCGCGGTTAATTTAGGAATGGCAGCATGACAGATCTATCTGCATTACCAGCACCAGAGATCATCGAAACACTCGATTACGAAACCATTCTGGCAAACAGGAAGGCAAGATTTATCAGCCTGTATCCAACGGATGAACAGGCCAATATCTCAGCTACCTTGGCACTTGAATCTGAGCCGGTTGTAAAACTGCTGGAAGAAAATGCCTATCTGGAAATGACACTACGGAACCGGATAAATGATGCCGCTAAAGCCGTCATGATCGCCTATGCCAACGATGGTGATTTAGACCAGTTGGCTGCAAATTTAGATGTTGAACGCCTGACTATTACCGAAGCGGATGATACAGCCGTGCCGCCAGTTGATGCTGTCTATGAAGCCAATGACGATTTAAGAAGCCGTATTCCGTTGTCGCTATCAGCACTCTCAGTCGCGGGTCCATCCAGTGCATATAAATATCACGCCATGTCAGCCGATGGTCGCGTGTTAGATGTTGGTGTCTCAAGCCCATCACCAATCAATATATTGATTTCAGTTTTAAGCAGAACAGGTGATGGCACAGCAGAGAGCGATCTCATCACGGCGGTTGAAGTTGTGCTATCAGATGAAAATATCCGGCCACTGTCGGACATCGTCACGGTGCAATCAGCAGAGATAGTGAATTACGCCATTGAAGCAAAGCTGTATGTGTCAAAAAACACCGATAAGACATTAACCATCAATGCTGCAATAGCTGCGGCACAAACCTATGCCGATGAGCAACATAAAACCAATAAACGAATATCAAAGCCAGTCATCGAAGGGATCTTGAAACAATCCGGTGTGATAGATATCGACCTAATTTCACCAATTGAAACACTCCTGATCAGTAAAACACAAGCCAGCTATTGCACAGGAATAACCATCACTGCGGAGACCGTTGATGAGTGAGTTATTACCTAAATCAAGCTCAACGATGGAACACAATCTGTCAAAAGATTGCTCTGTTATTGCTGATCTACCCGTGAAGCTGCGCGCACTCTGGAACCCAGATGACTGCCCGTCAGCATTTCTACCTTGGCTTGGCGAAACCTTCAATTTGATGGGCTACAACGGGTGGGATTTAGCAGAATCAGACGATGCCAGACGACAGCTCATTAAAGGTGCCGTTGAGCTGCATCGCCACAAAGGAACTGTAGGTTCAATTCGAAACGTTATCCGCCGGTTAGGGCTGGGTGAAGTTGAGATCATCGAAAATATTGGCGTCTTAAATTACGACGGCACGCGAACATATAACGGATATAT